TCAGGCCCCGAAAGATCCGCGCTTCTTGAATCGGTCCTGAAGGGAAATCACATTGCTTGGTGGCACCGGTTCCGGGGTGGTCCAGTGATCGGTGAGCCTGTCAGCCACATCCTGGTGCATCTCGTCGAGTACGTGTTGATATCGCTGGAGCATGGAGATCTGCGACCAGCCAAGGATCTCCATAACCACTCGCTGATCCACACCCAGGAGAAGCATGGTGGTGGCCGCTGTGTGCCGGCCGTCGTGGGGTCGCCCTACCGGAACCTTTGCATCCTCGAGAAGCGATCGCCACGCGAGCCAGTCCGCCTTCGGATAGATCGGCAAACCGCGTTGCCGGCAGAAGACCAGATCCCGCTCAACCCCGTCTTGGTCAACCCAAGGACTCCACGGCGCATGCTCGCGAATGGTTCGCTGAGTCTCTGAGTGGCGCAGGAGCGACTTCCGCAAGGGGGAGGGCATAGTTACACGCCGAACACCCGCTGAGCTCTTAGGCGGGCCTGTGAAGTAACCGCCGCTATGACGCATCGGGCAGTGCCGTCCGAACTTCCGGCCGCACTTCGTATCGCTCGGATCGTCCGCATTGCAGCCATGCTCCCACGGAAGCACAAACAGCTCCCTCTCTATCCGGATCTTTCCCGCCTTGAAATCAATATCAGACCAAGTGAGCCCTAGCGCCTCACCCTGCCGCGGACCAAGCATGAGATTCAACAGCCACCGCGCTTCATCGTCACGCTCCTCCGCTGCCGAAATCATTCGCCGCACTTCATCCGTCGAATACACTTGCGGTTCGAACGCAGCAGGAACAGGAGCATCCAGCATCAGCAACGGATTCTTACCCAGCAGTCCACGCTTCACAGCAATATTCAGCGCTCGCCGGAGAATTGCATGCAGTCCGGAGATGCTGGATTCCGAAAGCGACGCCTCGCGCATGGTGGCGTAGATGGTTTCGAAGTCTGTAGGGGTGAGCTTGTCCAGGCGCTTGCCTGCTAGCCGGTGTGGCCGGATATGGTTGTTGATCCTGTTTCGATAAGTCTTGCGCGATTGTGGGCTCTTAGCTGTGGCAGGAGCTACGTTGGTCAGCCAGTAGTCAAGCCATTCAATCAGCCGAGGTTTCAGTCCAATAGTGACGTCTCCGGCGTGAACTTCACGCAGAGCTTTTTGGAGTTTGCGTGTGCATTCGGCCTTGGTCTTACCGTAGGCCGAACTTCGTATTGGTTGGCCGCTGGGTTTGTATCCGACGATGTAGTTAGCTTGCCAGCGCCCGTCCTTTCGGATGCGGGGCTCGGAACCTTCTTGGTTGCCTCGCTTGGCCCTGGGCTCTGGGGTATCCATGAGTTTCCCTCCTTGGGGAAAGTGTGCGCGCCAAATAGACCCCTTGACGCGGTGGGATTACGGATTGTGGATAAGTGGTTAGGCGATGTGCTCACCTGGTGGCCAGAGCGCTTGGATCTGCTGGCCGTCCAAGGTGGCGAACCGGTCAAGGAGTACTTCCTCGGTGACGCCGAGTTCCTCTGCTATTTCAATAGGGCAGCGGGACCAGCCCGCGACCTTCTGTAATGCCTCGAAGCTGATCAAGAATCGAGCGACCTCTAGGCAGACTTGCCGTTCAACGGCTGGTGTCTGGCACGTAGTGTGCCCGTGCTTGATGTGTATTGCTTCGTGTGCCAAGAAGCAGTGCTGCTCGGCGGTCGTCAGCGCTGGGTCAATCCAGATCCGACGACCGTCCGACGCGGCTACTACTTCTGGGTGTGGTCTAGTCCAAATAATTGCTACGTGCGCGAGTGAGCGCAGCATGCCCCATACATTCTGCATAGTTCGAACATATGTTCGAACTATGGTGTGAAGTTAATGTGACAACGTGACGGTTCAAACTGTCGGGGCAATGGGATAAGTAAAATAACTCAGTCTTGCAATGCCCTCAGGCTGGTAACTCTAAAGTCGCGTTTAGCTTTGGATCCTGCCCCTTCGCTTTGCGTCATCATGGCGTTGGCCTCGACTAGGGACCCAGCGGGGAAGCTGGATCGACTAATTCTTTCCGTCAGGTCAGCCAAATCAAGAGTAATTTTTCCAAACTCATCCGATACCAGCGACCATTTATTGCTAATTGATACCGTATGCAAGCGCCCAGTTAGCGTAACTGGGACTTCGTCAAGTCGGTTCAATGCGATAAAGTCACGCAGCATCTGCGATTTCAAGGTAGGCACGGACCAGTGCAAGGCGGGAGCTAAAGGCTGTTGCCACTTAAGTTCCATGTCGAAATAATGGTCCCCAACGATCGTCACGAAAGAGCGCAATGCCTTTGCTGCTTGCGGGCCGAGGTCTTCAAGTTGCGTAACGAGAGTTTCCCGATCTTCGAATGATTCACTTGGAGAAAAGACCTGGTTCAAGGCATCAAATGAACGATCGACCAACAGCTCGTTATTTTTATCGAATAATTCGCCGTTTGGGCGTAACTCGTCGGCTGGCGTAGAGGCTGCAACGAGATTGAAAATGATAGAGCCGGGAGCAGGAGAGCCATCTAGACGGAGTCGAGTCTGTTGTTCAGCAATTTTTGAAATAGATGCCTTCGCACCATGCAGAGCCGAGCCGAATGCAGTTATTACCTTTTGGAACGCGATGCCCACGGCGAAGGCCTGCGCTGCATCAGCCTGATGTCCATCAACACCGGGCCCAGCGAGACGCAGGAAGCCTCGGCTATGTTTGGTGCGCGCCAATCGGTTGTGGCCTTGATGTGTTTCGATGCTGTATCGGGAAAGATCCTGGGCGCTATCGAATACCGGCAAGTCTTCGAAATTCAGAGATGCCCATATTGCATCATCAGGAGTCATACCCATCCAGAATCACCTCCAAGTAACCTCGTTTTGGGATCGCGCTGTCTTCGGTCAATTCAGCAAGCTTATCGACGGCATATCGCTGTAGAAAATCATCCCAATAGCCACGAGATTTTAGATACGGCCCCTGTGAGGGGTCTTCCATGTCCAATTCACTGTGCGGAAACCAGTCAACTACGTGACTGTCGACTCGGATACCTCGATCAAATAGCCAACCATCCTCAGCAAATCCGGCAATACGCCGCTTCCCGAAATCATCAAGAGTCGAATACTTGTTCTGATTCAGAATATACACCGCATCGATGTCATTTGGCTCTGGTTTATTCGTCACAAATGATCCACCAATCCAGACGGCCGCAATTGGCAAGGAGTCTCTGAGCATGGCAGTTGCCTTGACGAAATGGTCCCAAATCTGTTGACGCCGATCATTACCGCAATAAATCGTGCCAGGACCATATTGATTCTCGAAATCATTAAAGGTTAAACGGGATCGGCCCGGGGGTGACAGGAGCAACGGGCTATCTAGTGTGAGTAGAGATGGTTCAGTCATCCTTCATCCCTCGGGCCTTGTTTATCTGCGTAGCGCTCGTCGGTTTGTTCGTCGAGCTGTTCCCGTACGGTCTTCACCTTTGGGTGTGCTGCTAAAGATTCAATAGGTGGCGCCGGGTACTCCAGAGCTTCGGCACCATGGAATTCAATGATGCTGCCCTCAGGCTCGGTCTTCTGTCCCTGGCTAGCGTCACTCGTGGGCGCCACTGCTCGGAGTGGCTTAGGTGGGTTGGGGTCCTGGTTGTCGTGTTGTCCATTGGTTCCGCTTTCCTTGTCGCGCATCGCGTCGATCACGGATAGGAGTATCCGTTGATCGCGATCGCTCACTTCACTAGAAGTGCGAACGAACTCAGCTAGAGCCGGCTGCTCCTTGCCTGCGCTTGAGTCAATCCCCATAGAAGCTAGTACCGCATCAGCTACCTGAGCCTCAGAAACTTTGAGGACCTGGGCGAGCATCTTGATCGTCTCGCCTTTCATGCTTGAAACCGGCTCATCCTTCAGCCGGCCAAAGTTTGAATGGCTCATTTTGAATCCCAAGCTATCTGCTCGCGAGGATAAGGCCCTCAGCGACCAGCTGTTGCGGTCCATGACTTCTTGGAGCAATTCCCCAAGTGGGTGGATTTCGTTCACGAAGCAACCTTGGACTAGGAGTGGACGGAAATTCAAACATCGCGGACACCGGGTGTAACGGCATGCTGGACACTAGAAATTTACCATTTATATCCGTTCGATGCCCCGTTCTACGTGGATACCGGGAAAAAGTCGGCTTGCAGGGTGGACACTAGAGAAATTATCAAGTAACGTTTTACTGGACACGACGTAACGAGAGGCGGTACAGTGAACATTGTCAAACACCCCCGAGCAATTGGAGGTCTCTGGATGGAACTCCGAGACAGAAAGATGCTCCAGCGACTCATGATCGTTCAGGAAGTTTCCAACCGCGGCTTAGCAAAGGCGGCGGGCTGGAAGTCTCATAGCTATATGAATCGGCTAGTAAGCGGAGAAGTGAAGACCCTGGAGCCTGAGCCAGCCTTGCGAATAGCAAAATTCCTCGGCGTCGGAGTTGAAGATCTTTTTTTGACTCATGTGTCAGATTTTGCTGAACACGATGTGGAGCGAAAGAGGACAGCATGACCGATCCATCAGCGCTCGCCGGTCAGGCATGCGACGCATGGAACGAAGAAATGGAAAAGGAGGTGGCGTGATGGGTTGGTTCAAGAGTTCCGATGAGCCTGAGGGCGACGTTGTGGAGACTCTGGAAATTCCTGAGGTTGAAAATATCCCAGCCAGAGATTTGGCACAGAGTCACGTCGGTGGAGGCATCGAGTTATTTGGTGCCTTCGAGAAACTGGTCAAGGTGGAATCCGAATCGAACAGTGTGTTGGTCACCGTGGAGCGAGAAGAATTCCGAGGGCTTGAAAGATGGGGAGTTTCGCAGATGTGCTGGCGAGTTGGTCCGCTTCAGGTGGTTAGGGTTCGGCCGCCAGGAGCAGATGAAGTCTCGAAGCGGAGGTCGAGATGAACTGTCTAGTTGGTTACTTCCGAGTTTCCTTGATCTGTTTGGAGAGTTCTTCTCGGACTAGCTTGAGTTCGTTGAAGTCGATGCGGCCACGTCGCACCCATGCGGACAGCATGCTTGGCAGGACGGCAACGCCGGGTGTGCCTGCGATTCGGATCGTTTCGAGAATGAGTTCGAAGGTCTCTGAAAGTTCCTTGCTTTCGGTTGATCGTTTCGAAAAGTCTGTGGCTAGGTTCCTGGATTGCAGGACGAACCGATTCCAGATGGAGTGCATTTGTGTTCGGGCTTCAACTTCATGTGTCGCCGAGGCAATGCGATCTCGGCCTTTAGCTGCTTGCTCGTCGTATTTGTCTTGCTTCTCGTATGCGTCGAGGTTGATTGCTTTGCGGAACTCTGAGATGCCAGCGAGCAGTTCGGTAGTGGTTTGTAGCCGCAGGCCTTTGATGGATTCGCTTCGTCCGTGTATCACTTTTAGCCATTCGTTGAGGATGGGCAGCCCGATACCAATGGCGCCGCCGATGATCAGGCCCATGGCGCTGGGCGTAAAGACTTCTCGCCAGTATTCCAAGTTTCCTCCGTTGGTAGGTGGTTCGTGTAGGGGTACTCGAATCCTATCGGCGGAGGGTCTAAGCCTCGTATTTCGGGGAAATAAGAAGCACCCAGCAGTTACAGCTGCTGGGTGCGATGAAACCAAATCAAACGGTAAGCAAGGAAGTGATTTCAATGTCTAGTGTAGTCAGTTTTCCCAACGCTCGCAGAGGCGAGCAGGTGATTGATGTGGAGCCGGGTCTACCGATGGAGATGCGGCCGGTCCGCATGCTGTTCACGGTGGCCGAAACGGCCGAGTTGCTGTCGATCGGGCTCACCTCTGTGTACGACCTGATCAACAATGGCGATCTGCCGAAGGTCATGGTGGGTACTCGTGGCAAGACCACGCGGATCGCGGCCACCGATATCCAGGCATACATCGACAATCAGCGAGAAGTGGTGGCTAGCTCGTGGGCGATCTGATCCTGAGCTTCAACACCAAGGATGGCAGAAGATGAGCAAGGTGAAAGGCCGGGTCAGCGTGTACCCGATGAAGAAGCTACTGCCTTCGGCAGTCATCGATGTCGAGTGGCAACGGTATCCGAAGTCTGACCGACCTAAGGTCGCTGCCGAAGCGGTGCTCAGAATGATGCGCCCGGTGTATCCGATCGCAAAGGTCGTTGTCGACAAGGGCAACCTTCGGGACTTGGGCGAGGGCGGCCGTGGCCTTTTGAACGTGAATGGCCAGGATCTCGCGTACTTCACTGCTGTGGAGGTCCCGGCTCCGGTGCCAGCTGCTTCGCTGTTCGACGGTGGTGACGTCAGATGAGCGCCGAGCAGATTCTGCGGATGGCTTCGCGTCGTATGTGGCGGTTCTGGTCACCGATGGTCGGGTTCCTGCTGGTTTTCTGCGGACTTACCGCACAGCTGAGCAACGGTGTTTCGGGACTTGCTGCCCTGGTCGCTTTGATGCTCGTCATTACCGCGTGTGGTGACTGGTTCATCTCAGAGCGTGCAGCTTATAACGCTGCATAACAGCGAATAACACCAAACTCGTTTCACTCTAAATACTTTCCCCTGAGAGGGGCATATTTCCATGGCTAAATTCGATGCCACACTGCAAGTTTTGGCTTTGTCCTCGGTGCACCAGCACCCCGATAACATCCGTGACGATTTGGGCGATCTGACACAGCTCGCCTCGGAGATCAAATCAATGGGTGTGATGAGCCCGTTGCTGGTGTATCCGCATCCTGACCGTGCTGGTGACTTCGTGGTGCAGGACGGTAACCGCAGAAGATCCGCCGCAGCGGAAGCTGGACTGACCGAGGTGCCGTGTGTAGTACTGCCGGCACCGACGGCGGAGCGTGGTCCTCGTGCTGATATCGAGACAATGCTGACCACCGGTCGCAACCACAGACCATTGTCTGAACATGAAGTGTCCAAGGGTATCCAGGGCTTGCTGGATCTTGGCATGGATATCACCACTGTGGGTAAGAAGTTCAAGATGTCCCGCAAGGAGGTGCAGGCCCGCGCCAAGGTTGCTCAGAAGAATGACGGGGTGTCCAAGGCTTACTCTGCAGGCCGCCTGCGTTTGGACGCTGTGCAGCGTTTGCAGGAGCTCGAAGATCAGTCTGATAATCCACAGCTCTACGAACGCACCGTGGAGAAGATCGAGTCCATGGCCAACGGTGCCAGCATCGATACGGTGGAACGCGTCATTGCGGAAACTGAGTCTTCCCTGCGCCGTGATGCCAGAAGATTGGATCTGCAGGCGTTGAAAGCTGTCGAGGGTGACTACGACATTTCGTACAGTAATGCCTGGGCGCAGGTTGAGGACGAGCTGACAGATGCTGAGCACGTCGAAGCTGGCCATAAGTACAGGTTCCATTACAGCGATCCGGAACCGCAGTGGTTCGTCAAGGAGAAGAAAGCCAAGCTTGAGCTGACTGAGGCTGAGAAGCAGGACAAACAGACCCAAGCGAAGTTGAACGGCATGCTGTCGATCGTTGCCCGGACTCGCATGGCTTTCATTATTGATGCGGTGCAGAACAAGAAGGCTGACGAGGATTTCGCTAAGCAGGTCCTGGTCGAGCAGATCATATTCGCTTCGAAGTACGACGATACTCCGCAGATGTTGTTGGGCAAGCTCGTCAGCAACGAATACCCGAATGAACAGGACTTCGCTACGCGGGAGTCCTGGCGTGCAAACGTGGGCAAGTTCTTATCTCGGTGGCCGCTGTCTAAGTTGGCCTTGGTCTTGAAATTGGTCAGTTCCAGCAATACCGAGGAAAGGCTCGCGAAGCTCAAAGGGTTCGAGCGCAGTTCGTCCGAGCGTGACGGATTCTATGGTGGTTGGAATGGCGTCCGTGAGTACTACCAGCTGCTCACTGGTCAGCTCGGCTACACGCTTGATCTCGATGAGGTTGAAGCGATGCAGTACTCCGCGAAGGTTGAGCCGAGTCGTAACCGTGAATTCGATCTGGTGCCAGTGCCGGACGAGGTGACAGCGACGTGCCAGGAATGCTCGCAGGAAGTCGTTGCCGATTCCGAGTGGGCTGGATTCTGCGTGAACTGCATCGAAGATGCAGAGGATTCAGAATGAGCGCCGTTGCATTAGTTCGGTCTGGCTTGGAAGCCAATTTTGCAGTGCTGGATGAGGTAGGACAGTTTTCACTCACCCTTCACCAGACTGGCGAGCGTGCCCGGTCGATGGGTGCTCATCCTTCAACGATGGGGACTGCGCCGGTTACTCGGTTGGTGGATCTGCCGAACGCCTACAGAAGATTCGAGAGCACGCCTGACGACGCGGAGTGGCCGCGTGCCACGGTTCGCCCGACTGCTGGCCTGAACGCGGGTGAGCTGATCTGGTCCGCGAAGATCTGGGTTGGCCCTGGTAAGGAAGCCCGAGTAAACGGTGTCTGGGTTACCAGAGCTAGTACTAGCCAGGAGGAAGTGTTCTGGTGGGCGCAGAAGACCGTGAAGGAGTTCCGTGAGATGGCGGTTTTTCACCGCACCGGCGCTCTGGGATCGCATCAGCGAAGGTGGGCGCCGGAATGGTAGAGCGAGGCTGGCGAAGCATGACCAAGCAGTCCGAGGGCAAGGCTTCGGAGTCGAAGCATTGGATGGATGAAGCGAAATGCAAGGGCTGGGACTTCAAAAAGAATGGTGACCCGTTCTTCCCGGTCTCCGCAGATGAAAAAGCCGCAGCTGAGGCCATAGCAATTTGCGCTGGCTGCCCGGTAATGGATGCCTGCCAGGACTACTCCATGGGTAAAGACATCACTCGGAACCACGGCGTATTCGGGGGAACCATCCCGAAGGTGCGTATCAGCCACGAACGTCGCGCCAGCCGTATGAGAAGACAAGCCAAAGAAGCACAAGGTCAGGAGGGATCGTCATGAGATTGACAATCAACACCGCAGATCTAAGACATGCTCTGGTGTCGGTGCAGCCGCACGTGCACAACGACTCATCGACTGGGTTGGACGTTATCCACTTCATGGCTGATGACGGCCACGTGTATGTCCAGGCAACCAACACCGCCTCGGCCGCACTGGCAATCGTGAGCGTCTGGGAGTCCGAAGGGCTCACCGGAGATCCGGAAGAAGACTCTTTCGACCTTGACCCAACGGTAGTCAAGGAGCTGCTCTCGGTATTCAAGGCGTCGAAGAATCAGCCGGAGGATGAGATCGGCGATTCGTTGCAGATCCACGTGACGGGTAAGGAGCTGACCTTCACCGATATCTCTGGCCTGTTCCCGGGTAAAACGTACATCGTCCCGAATGGCAATACCTCGGAGATGTTCCCGAACTTGCCACGTCTCTTCCTTGAAGCGGTAGACGCTGAGAAGCGGGTGCCAGCTCGCATCATGGCCAATGGGAAGCTTCTGCAGTTGTTCGCTCACGCATCGGCTTCCTATAAGGAGCCGTTGGCGATTGAACCAACGAACTTGAAGACTCGCATGCTGATCACTTGTGGTGAGTCGTTCATTGGGATGCTGATGCCGATCAAAGCGGAGGAAGGCTCCGAGCTAGATACCAAGCTCAAGGACGCTGCCCGGGGTTGGTCTGCCAGGTTACCGGCGTTGGCTTATGCGCTGCGGGGTCGTGGCAGTGGCCGGCCGGATGCTGAGTCGGCCATCGTCTCAGGTGTCAAGGACTTCGTGGCCAAGTTTGTGGAGGACAACGGGAGCAACGTCGTCAACATCGGCTCTGGGAGCACCACGCTGGAAGTCACGCCGCTGCCGTCCGAAGATCGAAAGCTCATGGCCGAGGCGATCGAGCTGATCGTCACCAGCCAATTCGCGTCCAGCTCGATGCTGCAGCGCAAACTCCGTATCGGCTTCGCCAGAGCATCCAGACTCTTGGACGAGCTAGAACTTCTAGGCATCGTCGGCCCCGCAGACGGTAGCAAAGCCAGAGGAGTACTCGTGCCGGCCACCGACCTCGACAGGGTACTAGCCCTCGCTGACGTCTCCGATGACTAGCCAAAACCTTGTTAATCCTAAAACAACCCCACCACCTTGTAGGAGGAAAACCAGCATGAGCATCTTCGAAACTTCGGCAGACTGCCGGGAAATGAAACATCGGACCTGCTACGGCCGGGCTTGGGACGATGCCACGGATTCCGAGGGGGAGTGCCAGTGCAACTGCCACCTGCCTGACGAAGCCCCGGAGGAAGCGCCAGCGGACACGATCCGCGTCACCGTGTACTCCAAGCCTTCCGGCTGCAATCAGTGCATCAATACCGGGAGAGCTATGGACCGCATGGAGATCCCGTTTACGAAGATCCTCGTCCGGGACGAAGAGAAAACGCTCATCGATGAGCTCAAGCGCGAAGCCGCAGCTCTGAACGTGCCGGCCGAGATGCCGTGCGTCGTGGTCTATGACGCGTCCACCGATGACACCGACACCTGGTTCGGTTACCAGCCGGACAAGATCCGCGAACTCAAAGGCAAGATCACCAACTCACGAAAGGCATCATCATGAGCACCGAAACAATCACCGTCCAAACCATGGGCGAAGACGGCGCCCAGTGGCTAGTCACCGGCACCACCGACGCTCACAGCGCAGACGAGGCCGTACGCCAGCACGTCGAACACGAGTCCGGCGAAACCATCGAAGCCCTGCTAGACGCGGACGAGCTAGTGGAGTTCGCGTTCCAGCACCGCACGGATTGGGCATGGGTCCCGATGACGTATGACGCCTCGTACCTTATCCACGGTGAGGACAGTGTGTCTCGGCTCCAATTCGCCGGGTACCTGGTGAGTGCAGCATGAGCACGGTCATTGAAGCCCGTCGGCTGAATAACACCGACCTGGGCAAAACGATCAGCTTCCCTGAAACCGTAGGCACTCTGTGCTGCGTCATCCACGGCTATTTCGACCCCAAGACGAAAACCTTCGACAGCAGGTATGTCTCCGTCATCGTAGACAGCGAAAACCACGCCCTCGAACCCAGCGACAAGATCACCATCATCGGAAGGACAAAAACACCCAATGACTGAACAAACGCCAGAGATTGACACTCTCGAATTTGAAATCACCGCAACGGCAGCGAACGGCATTCAGATACCAATGACCGTTGCTATCGGATACCCGAAAGACTACGGCTTCTATGCGGTCAAGGCAGTGGAAGAAATTTCGAGCATGTCGTACCAGCTTTACCAGAAGATGATCGACCGCTCGGACATTTCCACACTCCAAGCGCTTATGAACCTCCAAAACGAATCAGGTGAAACCGATGACTGATCAGCCCACACGGGAGAATGTTGAATCTGAAACCGATCTTTCCTCTGACTTGCAACGAACAGTAGTGGGTTCTGTACCGGGTGTAGGCAACATGGGGGTGTCAACAACCAGTACAGCACCCCTAAACCAGGACGCGCTTGAAGCTGGCGCGAAAGCACTGCTCGCGGTGCAACAGCCCGAAGTTTCGGCAGACTACGCATGGAATGTGCAGTTTGAGGATGGACGCGACGAACTTCGGAACGAAGCCCGGGCCGCCGTGTCTGCTTACCTCGGCGCTCTTTCTTTCGAACGCTCTAACCTAATGAGCGGCCCGAGAATCTCAACCGATGACTTGCGGAAACTCAGGGGAATCGTTGAGTCCGGAACGCCGCTTGCTCGCAATACTGTCCTTCGATTGATCGAGCAAGCGTTCATGGAGGCCACCAATTGAGCCAGCCAGTACCGGAGCCAGTCAAGCGCTCGCCGGAATTCGACGGTCCACCGCAGAAGCTTCACGGCCTCCGCGACATGGAACCGACCCGCATGGGCGACGTGACCAGCTTCCACCGCGGACTCCACGTCAACATGCGACTGCCGAACCGCCCGGACTGTTACGGACGAATCACCGGCGTGGAACACGATGACCTGGTCACCGAGATCCGCGTCCGTTGGAACGGCGAATACGACAAACGCCGAGGCGACCCAGAACAAATCATCCGCATCGAGATGACGCCATGAGAATGATCGTCATTGCCCTCACCGCAACAGACTCAAAGATCCGCGTCTGCCGAGGCCCAGACCGATGGCACACCATCCAACACCAGAAAAGCATCTGCGTAGCCAAAGAATACAAATGGGCGCTCGCCGTGGCTCGGGCCGTGGCGCAGCAGACGAGTAAGCATCCGGAAGAAGCGAGTAGCAATGTCTTGGTTGAAAGTGTCGGACGTTTCAGCCGAGCATCCGGTGTTCATGCGAGTACTGGAGCTGGACTGGGCTGATGACCGGCTGCTGAATGAACTGTGGGGCTGGGTGGCGAAGTGTGCGACTCGGTCAGCGGCGTTTGACCGCGACTACATCGTGGAGGTCGGCACCGCTAAGAGCCTTTCCGGCCTCAGTCGGTACAAGGAGCTGCTCGCAGCAGCGTTGTACTGCGGGCTATTCGAGGAGAAGGAGTTTGACGACGACAAGGGCATTAGGCGCGCTGGTCTCAAGCTCGTGGAAGAGGCAGATCTCTTCCACATGATTCTCAAGTCGGAAAAGGAGCGGAACAAGAACAGGGAAGCAGATAATCGCAAGCCTGAGCGTTCCGGTCCAGTACGTAAGCGTGACGGTGACGAGTGCCGCTGGTGTGGCGTCATCGTGCGATTCAGCAATGGTGCAGGTGGAGATCAGAAGTCAGCTCGCGTGGGAACCATCGACCATCTAGATCCACGCGATCTCGATGATTCGGATCCAACCCCCGCTGAGCGCCTGATCGTCGCTTGCAGGACGTGCAACTCATCTAGAAAGGACGGTGCAACCTGGGACAAACCACTACGGCCAGCCCCGGAAGAGCCTTACTACAGCAAGACGACAGCCGAGTGGCTGCTCGATAAATGCGGTACACGCGTGAAGGCATCAGAGAAACGCAGAGAACTATTCGATCCCAAGCCAGTCCTGGCTACTGAGGGTACGACGGCCAGCATGCCCGAATGGGCACGCCCGGCTAGCGATGACGCAACGGACACCTCCGGCGCATCCAGCATCGTCCCGGCAGCTACGGCAACAGGCAAGGTAGAGCGACATGAGGCAACGGATACTCCGGCCCATGAGAAGCCAAGATCCCATTCGGATCTGGCCTCGTTCCCTGCAGTCCACGATGACGAGCCCGTTGAGACTCCCACACCAGGTGAGACACCGGCAGCCACTACCCAGGCAATGGACACTTCCGGCCAGCAAGTGCAGCACTCGTCGCCGAAACCGCCTCCACGCGATCAACCGCAAATCAAAAATAAATCAACAGATCATCAATTGAAGATCAACGACGACGAGGGTGGCGGATCTGGATATGCCGGGTCGGGTCGGGAAGGGTCTGGTCGGGAAGCTCGTTCTCCTGTACCTGTGCCTGCTAAGCCTGTGGATCCTGCTAAGCCTCGCTCTAGACGTAGAAGACCTCGTAGGAGAAAGAACTAATGAATATCAAGCATCCTGCTTTGCTCTGGTCTGAGTCTGAGTTTCAGTCTCATGTGATCACGTTGGCGAAGCAGTACGGGTTCAAGCAGATTTACCACACGGCAGATTCGCGCCGGTCTAATCCTGGCTTCCCTGATTTGGTCATGGTGAACCCACGGACTCGGCGGACATTGTTTGTGGAGTTGAAAGCGCAGAGCGGTCGGGTGTCTCCGGATCAAGAGGTGTGGCTCGATGCGTTGCGAGTGGCTGGTCAGACTGCAATGGTGTGGCGCCCGTCGGATTGGATTGCAGGTCTTGTCATGAGCACGTTGTCGGGAATGGAGATGAGTCGTGCCAGAGCATAAGAACTCACCTGGTTGTGGGTGCTGGGGTTGTCAGTCGATTGCCCGTGAGGGTTCCGGAGTGTGCGTGGTGCATCTGGTGGCTGAGCAGGATCAGGTTCCACCGCCGTCAGCGTCGGGGCTGAATGTCTGCGTTAGCTGTGATGATCGGATGCGTGCTGATCTGCTGTTGATTGCTGATCGGTGGGAAGAAGCTCAGGACGCGTTGCATCCTAGTTCCGGTGGTGGTGACAGTGAGCGTCATGCCGGCCGGGTCGAGGCACCGCTGCCGTTGGATGTCTCGGTGTCTGATGCGTTGCGGATCGTGCGTGATGATGTGTGGTCTGTGGCCCTGCGCCTGGTCGATGATCATGATGGGTTGGTGTTGCCGGCTGATCAGACTACGCCGAGCTTGGCGGAGTGGATGGCTAAGTGGCAGCTGATCAAGATTGCTGGGTCCGCGGATAAGGCGTGGAGTCGTGAGGCTTACTGGTTGGTTGCTTCGGCTGCTGATCAGATTACGGCGGTGACTCATGGTGTGGAGACGCGGGTGGAGATGCCGGACATGGTGTGCAAGCACAAGACCCACGTGGGTATGAAGACCACGGTGTGTGGTGCTCAGCTGATGTTGGCCGAGCGGCCTGATGGTGTGCGCACGGTGCGGTGCAATGAGGACGTGTCGCATGCTGTTCCGTGGGATATCTGGTCGCAGGCTTTGAGGGCGAGCAGGCCTCAGCGAAGGGGTGCTCGATTGCCACGTGTGGGTCGGGTTTGACGGACTTGACATAGTCGCGTAAATTTACTGATTGAATGGCCTTACTGGCTCAAACGATAGCCCCGAATCACTCAGTGGTTCGGGGCTTCGTCGTACCCAGATGCAATGAGGTGACAACGAATGCCAACAGCGCCGAGGAAACCATGCACTCAGCCTGGTTGCACTGAGCTTGTTCAAGCGTTCGGTACTCGTGGTCGGTGTGCTGATCATCAGCAGAAGGCCGAAGAGCATCGTGGTTCATCTCGCTGGCGTGGGTACACAGGTCGAGGACACCGCCGGTTCCGTGAGGAAGTACTCGCGAAGCATCCGATCTGTGTGCTGTGTATGAAGAGACCATCTCGAGAAGCCGACCACTGGCCGACCTCCCGAAAGGGATTGATATCCAAGGGCTTGAACCCTGACGATCCTAAATACGGTCGAGGTCTTTGCTCTCCATGCCACAAGTCTGAGACCGCAGTAAACCAGCCCGGAGGTTGGAATACACCGCAGTGACACACCCCGTAACCCTTGACATGTCGGGCATCGATGCCCCTCAAAGGGGGTGGGGGTGACCCCCTTCCTGCCTTTGCAGATAGCCGCCGGGCAGACGAACTCGTAGTCCCGCAGGTTAGAGCTTTTTGATCAGGGGGTGTCTCGAAAATGCCTGGTCCAATGCCGAAACCGGCGCTTTCAGTGGTGCGCGAGGGCAACCCGGGGCACCGTCCAGAGCAAGAATCGGTGGTGTTGCCGCCGGCGGAGTTCGAAGAGCCGGACTGGTCTCGTGAACTGCCCGAGGCGCAGGCTCCGAAGAAGCCCAAGGAGCCTGAGCGTGAAGATGATGAGTCCATCGAGCACTTCCAACAGCGCATCTACCGATATGAGAAGCAGATGGTCTCGTATCAACTCAAGCGCCAGGCGATCAACGGCACCAGGTTCGTAAAGCGTCGGGCAAAGGAAGAGTGGGACCGCGTAGTTCCAGTGCTTGGAAAGAGCGTGGGACTCGGCGCCGTGGACTTCTCCCTGGTCGTGGACATGTGCATCTGCGTCGCTCGTCTGGAGTGGACGGAGCATGAGCTGTCTCGCGAGGGACTTATCACGATGGGCCAGCGGGGACCGGGTAAGAACCCGCACACCACGATTGCCGGCCAGTACCGGACGCAGCTCAAGACCTACGTCCGTGAGCTTGGCTTGTCTCCTGCCGCACGTACCGGACTCCCCGGCCGTGAGGACACGTCTGACGAGGATGATCCATTCGATAATTAGTCGCTTGGGAGGGTGATCTCGCCTCTGATTGTGGGGGTGGCAGATGATCGACGTTGATTTTGACCGTTTGCCGGTTCCATATGATGCGCTGATCGAGCTGGGCGTCACGCATGAGCAGATCATCGAGGCGCTCAAGCGTGAACCGCTCACAGTCGCTAACCAAGCTGACCAGATGCCGGGCGCATGGTTTGACGTAGGACGGGCGCGCAAGGCGCTTCGGGCACTCGGCTCCTTCCGGCACACGAAAGGCCGCTGGGCAGGCGTGCGCATGCGTTTGGGCGAAGGGCTGGACTCATGGCAGGTTGTCTGGGTGCTCGCCCCGGTGTTCGGATGGGTTTACCACGATGAAGAGATTGACCGCGTTGTCCGAGTAATCCGCTCGGTGTGGGTGGAGATTCCGCGTAAGAACGGAAAATCGACCTTCGCCGCGGGGTTCTCCGGCATCCTGCTCCTAGCCGATGGCGAGGCAGGCGCCGAGGTTTACAACGCTGCCGGCTCCAAAGACCAGGCACGTCGAGTGTTCGATGATTCCAAGGCCATGCTCTTGTCCTCACCGGCCGCGCGTAAGCGTATTGAGCCGTTGACCGACGTGGTGCGTGTGCCGAAGACTCTGGGCATCCTGCGGGTTCTGTCCCGAGTCGCTGAAACAGCCCACGGGCTCAACGTGTCCGGCGCTTCCATTGACGAGATCCACACCCTGCGCAACCAGGGCAAGCTGATCGAAGCGATCGAAACCGGCACAGGCGCCCGAGACCAACCGCTGATCCTGTTCATCACCACCGCCGACGAAGCCGAAGACGGCACCCCGTACGACGAGAAACACACCTACACTCACAACATCGCCAACGGAATCATTCATGATCCGCGCTTCTACGGCGTGATCTGGGCGGCCGATGAAAAAGACGACCCTTACGCGGAAAAGACTTGGTACAAAGCCAACCCCGGCCTAGGCAAGTCACCAACCCTCGCGTACATGCGAGACCAAGCCACCAAGGCCCAAGGCTCACCCGCAGCGCTGAAAACGTTCCTGCAGCTCGGATTGAATCTGCGCTCGCCGGGTTCGGCTCGGTGGGTGGACTTGAATAAGTGGGATCCGTTGGCTGGCGCGAAGCGTACACCGTTGCGTGGACGGCGTGCATGGGGCGGTTTGGACTTGTCTGCGACCAGTGACTTCACTGCGTGGACGGTGTGGGCTCAGTCGAATCGACCGGGCCTGCAACTGGATCTGTTCACGAGGTTCTGGGTGCCTGAAGAGCGCATAGAGGACTTGGAAAAGCAGTTGCTGATTCCGCTACGCGATTGGGTTGATCGTGGCTACGTGACGGCCTCAGAGGGCGATGTGATCGATTACAGCGCGGTGAAGTCAGCCGTGATTGGCGATTGCAAGCATTTCGATATGCAGCGCGTTTCCTATGACCGGATGTTTGCTGGCCAACTTGTCCAGGAACTCGACCGAGACCTGAACGGCATCGACGTGGTGCCGGTGGCTCAGACCTTCTACGGGCTGTCTCCTGCGTCCAAGGAAATGGAACGCATGTGGAAAGCCAAGGAGATGCGCCATGACGGCAACCCGGTGATGCGGTGGATGGCTTCCCGCGTGGAAGTGAAGACCGATGACGCTGACAATATTCGTCCGGTGAAACCTAACCGGCGTACGTCAACGGCTCGTATTGATGGGTTTCAGGCGGCGGTGACGGGCTTGGACGGCATTGTTCGTACGTCGCTAGAAGAGAAGACCAAGACGGTAGCAACCGGCACGAGTACCCGAAGGAGGGCCTGATGGATTTGTCCCTCGAAGACGTGCAGAAGCGCGTTGAACTGTTAGCGCGGGAGCTGGACTCACGAGCTGCGGGTATCGAAACCCATGTGGACCGGTACCAGGGCAAGGCAGCGACCTTGCGTTGGGCTTCGAAAAAGTTTGACGAGTACTTCCGCACTCAGTTCGCTGGGTTTGGTGATAACTGGTGCATGCCGGTTGTTGATGCTGCTGCAGAGCGTATGACCATCCTTGGTATTCGTTCTTATGACGAGACTGCCGGAGTGGACAAGGTGCTGCAACGTGACTGGCTCGGTAGCAACTCGGATTCAGGTAGTGCCGAGGCGTTCGTGATGTTCATGGCTGCCGGCCGTTCATTCTCACTGGTGCACCCTGCATCGAGTCCGGACGCGGCACCGATGGTCACCTGGGAGCACCCGCAGTCAGCGATCGTTGATACTGACCCGATTACCGGTATTGACCGTGCTGGTCTGGTCATGTGGCAAGATGACCAGTTCGATTTCGCAACGTACTACACGGCGGACTCCGTAGTGAAGTTCAAGCGTTCCAACGGCCGGCAACGCTTCGAGTCCGAGGAACGCATGTCACCAACCGGTGGCTGGGTGCTTCGCGACGAAGAGAACCCGATCGAGCGCCACAGCCTGGGCGAGGTACCGCTCACCGAGATCCGGAACAAGACGCTGCTCAGTGATGATCCTATGTCGGACATCGCCGGAGTCGCTGCCCTGCAAGACGCAGTGAACCTTATCTGGGCGTACCTCATGAACGCTCTCGACCAAGCGACTATGCCAGCCCGGGTAGCCGTGAACGCGGACGTTCCAAAGGTGCCAATCCTCGACAACGACGGACAGGTAGTTGGTTACCAGGACGTTGAATTAGACGAGCTGATCAAAGAGAAGATCATCTTCCTTCCCGGGCAAGACGCACGGATCGAAGAGTGGACCGCTTCAAACCTCGAAGTGTTCTCCAAGGTCATCTCTCAGATCGTGGAGCATATCGCGGCACAGACTCGCACACCACCGCATTACCTGGTGGCGAAGATGATCAACACCGCGGCCGAGTCGCTGAACATCGCCGAGGCCGGCCTGGTTTCCAAGGTCAAGGAACGCATCCTCTACTCCACTAAGGGTATGAAGAAAACTTTCCGGCTAATGGCGGCCGCTCGCGGATCCAGCCAAGAACGTATCCAATCGCTTCGCGCCGGCACACTGATCTGGGACAACATCCAGTACCGTTCCGAAGCTCAGATGGCCGATGTGGCGGTGAAGCTGAAAGCCTCCGGGTTCCCTCAGCAGTACATCACCGAGAAGCTGGTCACCGATCCTGTCGAAGTGGCCAGAGTAATGGCCATGGTCAAGAAAGAACGCCAAATGGACCCGTTCATAGCAGCCGAAGAACGGATGCGTCAGGGGGTCTAAGTGGCTCAGACGATCATCGAGGCAGCGGCAGCCCACTACGCGTACGGCAAGCAGGTTCAAACCAGAGCACTGCGAGACATTACACGTATGTGGGTAACCGTCGATCGAAACAACATCATCGATTCGTGGACAGCAAAAGCCGGGGCCGCAGCGATGCTCGTGGCTCAAGCCCAGCAAGCTACCGCGGAAGACTCCATCGAGTACTCCGCGGCAGTGATGGAAGCCGAAGAAATCGACCCACCCCAGCACCAGATACTGGCTGCGGGATTCGCCGGGATCGCCTACCCGCTCGGAGACAGGCAACGCCAACCGATCGGGCTTAGAGAATCGATAGCTTCACCGGCTTACAAAGCCCTGCGAGCAATCAAAACCGGATACACCACCGACCGGGCCATGGGCATCGGACTAGACAACCTGCTCCTACGCTCACAAATGCAAATCTCAGACGCAGCACGGCAGGCCGAGGGCGTGGCCATGACGGCCGCGCCAGTACGCATGCACTACGTCCGCATGCTCAACCCACCTTCCTGCAGCCGGTGCGCAATCCTCGCAGGAAAAACCTACCGAGCCCAAGAAGCCTTCCGCAGACACCCCGGATGCGACTGCCGGCACATACCCATGACCGAGGCGCTCGCCGGTGACATGACCACAGATCCTTATCAGTACTTCAATTCGTTGAGTGCGCAGGATCAGGATAAGTACTTCAAACCTTCGGACGCTCAGGCGATCCGTGACGGCGCGGATATCTTCCAGGTCGTCAATGCTCGCTCGGGAACCTATACGTCCGAGGGCGGGGCGCTGGCGACCTATTACGGCACCACGAAGCGTGGCTACTGGGGTGGCACGGAATCGCTGGCCAACAAAGTTTCGGGTGATCGGTACCGGCGTGCTGTCAGGGTGCGTCTGATGCCTGAGGAAATTTACAAACGTGCCAAAGGCAACCGTGAGCAAGCGCTCCGGATGCTGGAGGACTACGGATACGTCACCGGTCTGGGCCAAGATCCAGACGGTGTTGTCCGTGGGCCCGGCGTCGGCTACCTCGGTGGCCGTAAGCCGAGCTACTCACTCGATCCCGCAACGGGGTCGTGGAACGCCGCTTCGCGCAATGCGAACGACTGAAAGGAAACACCATGGCCATCAAGACCATCCACGGAATCGATTTGACCGCTCCCGGCGGCATCGAGGCTTTGTTTGCCTTCCACTACAACATCTTCGGTGATGCGGTAATGATGGCGGCGAACTCGGAAGACGAAGAAGACGAGGACGAAGACGAAGACGAGTCGGATGATTCTGACTCGGATGTCGGCTCCGACGATTCTGACTCGGATGAGGACGAAGACGACAAAGATCCCGATGGTGCTGATGCCCTCGGCGATAAAGGCAAGAATGCTCTTCGCATCATGAAGGACAAGCTCAAGGCGTCGAAGAAGGCTGAGCGCGAGGCTAAGGCTGAGCTGCAGCGTTCTAAGTCGTCTGTCGGCAAGTCCGAGGAAGATCAGGAAGCCGAGCGTAAGCGTGAAGAGCGCGATGCGGCAGTTCTACAGAAAGCCAACGAGCGAGTACTTCGCTCGGATATCAAGGCCGCGGCGGCAGGCAAGCTGCAGAACCCGGCCTTGGCGATACGTCTTTTGGACCTCTCAGATTTTGAGCCGGACGAAGACGGAGTTTACGACGAGGACGAGATTGCTCAGGCGATTGATGACCTTATCGAAACAGATCCATACCTCGCCGCGCAAAGCGGTAAGAGTACCCAGTTTGATTCGGCTCGCGGCAAGCGCAAGACGACGAAGAAATACACCAAGAAAGACCTTGAATCGATGAGCCCGGCAGACATTGCCAAGGCTTATGACGACGGCAAGGTCGCACTCTAACCCGAAAGGAACTTGCAATGGCTATCACCAATGCAATCCCTGAGATCTGGTCAGCAAAGATCCTGACCCAGTTCCAGGAACGCGCAATCTTCGCCGGACTTGCTAATCGCGAGTACGAAGGCGAAGCGAAGACCGGTAGCGTCGTGCACATTACCGGCATCAGCCCAATCGTCATCAAGGACTACAAAGCTGCTGGTCGTTTGACCAGCCCTGATGAAGTCACCGATACCGGCATTGATCTGCCGATCGACAATGAAAAGTCGTTTGACTTCTTCGTTGATGACATCGACATGGCACAGGCCAAGCCGCAGTTGATGAACGCCTACACCAAGTCGGCTGCTGATGGTCTGGTGACCGATGCAGATAAGACTCTGGCTGCACTGTTGATCGCTCAGGGCACCCCGGTTACTCCGCTCGCTCCGGCGACTGATGGCGTTTCGGCTTGGAACGTGATCCGCGATCTGAAGAAGGCAATGGCGAAGGCCCTGGTCCCAGCTTCGGAACGCGTGATTGTGTTCAATGCCGAGTTCGCGGCCCTGCTTGACGAGAACGATTCGAAGCTGATGAAGGCTAATGAATCGGCTTCGACTGCTGGTCTGCGAGACGCGTCGTACGGAAAGCTTCTTTCCTTCGATTCGTACAGCTCGGAGAACCTGCCGGTTGTGGACCTTCCGCAGATTGTGGGCTTCCACAAGTCCGCGCTGGCCTACGCATCGACGATCAACAAGACCGAGGCTATGCGTTCACAGAACAAGTTCGCTGACCGCCTGCGTGGTCTGCACGTGTACGGCGCGAAGAACTTGCGTCCGGACGCTGTGTACCACTGGACCGGGGCGGTGACTCCATAGTGAGCCCGTACATCGGTAAATCCAAGGTGCAGCTGACTAATCTCGGCGAGCACGTTGCGTCTTCACTGCTGGCCAACGGAACGCTGGTTGAATACCCTGATGACGCATCTGCAGAGCAGATCGAAGCGATCTGGGAACGCAAGTTTGGCGAGCAGGCCAAGGAAGCCGAGCCCAAGGCAGTAGTCGCTAAGTCTGCCGATCCGTTGGAGAAGCCTCGCGGCAACGCTTCGCGTGATGACTGGGTTGCCTACGCGGTGTCTCAGGGCACTTCGGAGGACGACTTGGCCGGTTTGAAGCAGGGCGAGATTCGAGCTCTCTTCGAACAGGATTCAGATGAAGCTGCGGAGAACGCCAAGGCTGATGCTGAAGCCGAGGCGGAGGCCAATGCCGCCGCGGAAGCAGCCGAAGCCGAGAAGCAGAACCTGTCCGGTTCCGACGACAAGTAGGAGGTGAACTCGTTGGGTCTCATTACAATTGCTGATCTGCAAACCTATCCACTCCCCGCGGAGGTGGACTGGGACGCGCCGATCGTGGCAGTACTGATCGAATCGGCTTCGGCTGAGGTGATCGACGCAGCGGGTTCACCCATCGTTTCCAAGCGCAGCACGGTCGAGCTTCCTGCCGGCCGTGCTCGCATCCTGCGGTTGCCCGGTCTGCCGGTGACAGAGATCCACGCGGTCTCCGTTGACGGTGTGCCAGTGACCGGGTGGAAACGCATCAACGCGGGACTGTACCGGGCCACTGGATGGTCCGAGGCAGGGCTAGAGATTGTGACCGTGGAATACACGCATGGTCTACCTGTCCTGCCTGCGGATCTGAAAGACCTGGTCTGTCGGATGGTCATCGGGGGTCTGCTGTCCGCACTGGACGGTGAAGGTGACGGGTTCACATTGGACAACGGGCGCCTATCCTCGGTAAAGATCGACGACTACGCGGAAGCGTATGCCACCGGCGACACCGTCGATGCAATCACAGAAATGTCCCTCCCTCAGCGCGCACGAGACCGGATCGCAAAGCGCTTCGGGAACTACGGTGCGAAGGTGGTGGGCAGCCTGTGAGCATGCAGCGCCGGGCAGTCTCCGCAACGCGTCGTGGCCGGGAACGAGCCAAGATGCTGATGATCGCCACGTGCACGATCAAACGTCCCACCGGTAGCGGATTCGACCCGGCACTCGGGCACGAAGTCGCGACCTTCGACACGATTTACACCGGCCGATGCGGATACGACGTGGACGCCACCCAGCCCACCGAACTACTCGTAGCGGCCGCGAACTACACGATCACCAACGCACTGGCGAAACTTCCCATAGGCACCGGCGCAATGCCAGGCGACCTATTGGAGATCACCAGCGCACAGCTCGAACTACCCCGCATAGGTACCAAGGCCGAACTCGTAGAGCTCGCCGAAGGCACCCACCGCACAGCCGAACGATGGAGGGCGGTGTCAATGTGAGCTTGGACGACTCGCAATTACGCCAATTCAGCCAGGACCTCGGACTTGTGCCTGGACGGCTCATCCCCGAAGTCAAAGCAGTACTCAAAAAAGGTGCAGTCAACATCAAAGACGCCATGCAGAAAGACTTGCGGGCGTCTTCCTCGTTTAAGCACGCTGCGAGATCGGTGGACTTCGAAGAACTCGGCTCAGCCGCATTCGGACAATCCCACTACGCAGTAGAGATCGGACCCAACAAATCCCGGCACCCCGCTGCCGGACTCGCAGGATTCGCCTACTTCGGCGGCGCGCAAGGCGGCGGCGGAACAGTCCGCGACCCAGCCGAAGCGCTCGCCGATGAAGCACCAGCAGTCGAAGAGTACATGGCGAAGATCTGGGAGGGCCTGCTATGAGCCTCGAAGTATTCGAAGCAGTCAAAGCACTACTCCCACCGACCACTCGCGTGCACCTCTTCGAAGCCAAACTATCCAGCCCACCAGCGCTCGCCGATTTCCCTTATGTCGTGTTGCATGGCGGTTTTGGTACGGCGGTTTCTGGTGAGCGTGATAACCGGTCTTCGGATGATGTGCCGGATCAGGTGGCGTATTTGATCCGGTGCACGGTCGTGGCTACGACCGAAGATGGTTTGAATCATCTGGTGGGTGTGGCTAGGGCTGCGTTGAATCGTCAGCGTCCGGTGGTGCCTGGGTGGAGTTTTTCGAAGCTTCGTCAGGTCGAGGTGTTGACGGCTGAGCCGGATAACCGTATTTCGATTGACACTCTGAACCCCCTGTATGCCGTGGACGAATACCCGTTCATGGCTTATCGGGCCTAAAGGAAAGGACACAAACGATGGGTAAGCCAGGTTTTGTGGAAGCTCGCCCTAAAGGGGGCGGGGATGTCCGGCTGGTGCCGGTGCATTATTTGACCAATGAGGCGTTCGGCTTTGTCGAAGTCGCTTCAATCCGAAATACCGGGAAGAAGGCTGTTCGCCGGCCTGATTCCGGTGATGCAGGACAGGAGGACAGCAAGTGAAGACTTCTGCAGACGGCAAGAAGAAGTGGGCGCTCTCGCTGACTAAGCCGGCCGGTGTGATTCCGACGGCGACCGAGCTGAACGCGATGATCGATCCTTCCTGCGTGATCCTCGATTCGGACGTGACCTGGTCACCGGCCGCGTCCGATCGGTTCAATGAGAAAACCTCTTGCCAGAAGGGCAACGCTCAGGCGCTCGGTGCGTCCAACTTTGAAACGGCATTGACGCTCATCCGTGAGTGGCTGGCTTCTGGCACCGGTGCAGATGTGGCCGGTTTGGATGCGGCGTATCAGGCGGTCATGGTCAAGGACACCACGGTGTGGGTGTACCTGCGTGAGACCGATAAGGACTCTACTGAGCCGTGGGAGGCCGGGGATGAGATCTTCCTCGGTGGCGAAGTAAAGACCGATTCACCGACCCGTCCGGGTAACGACGGAAACATCAAGCGTCGCGTGGAGTTCCTGGCTCAGAACATGATCAGTGAAGTCCTCGTGCCGGCAGGCGTCTAACCCCATGTAGATGCCGTCCCCCTAATGGTCCGGTCACGCGCGAGGGCTCCCGCGTGGCCGGACTTTTCTAACCCCTTTTTCGGAGCCCGATCAGATTGGAGCCCACCATGACCGAGCAGAATCCAGAAACTTTTGACCTAGACGCGTGGCTGCAGGATGCACGTCTGCCCGAGGATTCGGAGACCGTGTACAAGCGTGGCGACCTCGTAGCGCAGATCAATCACCTGGCGCGCCAGATCCGCGTGGAAACCGACGCGCAGTCCAGTGAGATGACCAGCTGGGGCAACCCTGCGCTGAGCAAGCTCATCAAGGACCGCGAGAAGCTGATGGATGCTTTCGCCGCGTCGGAGATGACGTTCTATCTGCGGGCAATCCCGCGCGAGAAGATCACCGAAATCGCATCGCAATACTTGACCAATGAGGCGGACTCCCGCGAGGAGCGACTCACGAAGCAGGTGCACTTGAATCGTGCGTTGCTCGTCGAGTCGATCGTTTCGGTGGAGTCCCCGCGGTTGGAGAAGCGCGATATCAAGATGACCGTCCCGCTGGTGGCCACGTTGGAAGCAAAGATTGGTGTGGCTCAGCTGACCAAGCTGTTGCAGAAACGGCAGCAGGTGCAGAACGAGCTACCGGCTCCGGACGCAGATTTTTTGCCCAGTGCCTCTGGTGGCAGCCAAGACTCCACCCAGTAGTACAGGTTCTTCGCACAGCCCGAACCGCCCAGAAACCGCCGATGCACTGGTTCGCCAGGGCTCGCGGTGACTGGACGGACAAGGACTACCTGCTGACGCTCGCCCTCACCATCTACGAGGACGGCTTGTGCTCTTGCGGTCACCCAGTAGTCATTGCTCACCATAAGGACAATGACGGCTGGTACACGGCGCACAAGAAGGTCTGTAACTCGTGTGCTGCTCGTGAGCGCTCCACTAAGGGCATCGGCAAGGAAGCATACACCCCGGCTCTGGGGGAGCGCGTATCGACCACGTACGACCGGCCGGCAGATAAGCCGCTCCGGAACCTCTGACGACTCTAAGGAGGCACCGTGAGCGAACGCAGAATAGCCCTCATTCTTGAGGCTAAGGTCCAGAACTTCCTGAACGGTTGGAAGAACGCGACCCGCGCTAACGAGGAATTCGAGCAGTCCACGAAGAACGCGGACAAAGCCACTAAGGAGGCTTCGAAGTCCGCCGAGGAGCGCGCTCAGAAGATCAAGGTCGTTGCTGAGGCGGACCAGCGTGCTGCGAAGGCCGCTGGTCTGCTGTATTCCGCTAATGGTCAGCTGGTGAACTCCAACGGGAAAGTGGTTTCTTCCGCTCAGGCGGCAGCCCATGGAGTGGATGCGTTCTCCGAAGCGGTGTACCTGGCTAACCAGGAAGCTCAGGAATCGGCAGCCAAGACCGCCGCAGCAGTTGAGAAGCAGAAGCAGGCGTACCAGACGCTAGCCCCTGCTGTGACTATTGCAGGTGGTGCGCTCACCCTTGCTTTCGGCAAGATGATCACCACTTACGCGGACTTCGACAAGTCCATGTCTGAGGTGCAGGCAGCAACCCATGAGACCACTGGAAACATGAACCTACTGCGTGAGGCAGCAGTGGGAGCCGGTGCTGACACCGCGTTCAGTGCTTCCGAAGCCGCCGGCGGCATCAAGGAACTGGCTAAAGCTGGCGTTGATACCCAGGCGATCTTGAACGGTGGACTATCCGGAGCGCTCAACCTAGCCGCCACAGACAACATCGAGGTGGCCAAGGCCGCAGAGATCGCCGCCTCGGCCATGACGCAGTTCAAGCTCTCCGGCGAAGCAGTACCGCACATCGCGGATCTGCTCGCTGCAGGTGCCGGTAAGGCCCAGGGCGGTGTCGAAGACCTCGGCATGGCTCTAAACCAGTCAGGTCTCGTTGCCAAATCAGTAGGCCTCACCATTGAAGAAGCTACCGGCACGCTGACGGCGTTCGCCGCGGCCGGCCTGACCGGTTCCGACTCAGGCACGAGCTTCAAGACCATGCTTCAATCCCTCAACCCGAACTCCAAGCAAGCAGCCGAGCTGATGGACGAGCTGAACATCAGCGCATACGACGCAAACGGCAGCTTCATCGGAATGTCCGAATACGCCGGAGTACTCCAAGGCGCACTCAAGAATATGTCCGACGAGCAACGTAACGCCGCGCTCAAAACCATGTTCGGATCAGACGCAGTCCGTGCCGCCAACGTCCTCTACGAAGAAGGCGCCGCAGGGATCCAGAAATGGGAAGACGCAGTCAACGATGCAGGCTACGCCGCAGAGACCGCAGCGCTCATGCAGAACAACCTGGCTGGCGACGTGGAGAAGCTCGGCGGAGCCTTCGATNCCGTGTTCCTGCAATCAGGTGGCACCGCCAACGACGCCCTGCGTGAACTAGTCCAGTCCGCAGAAAGCTTCGTAGACATGGTCGGCAAGATCCCTGCGCCAGTCCTGAACATTGGTGCAATCGTCGGCGGTCTTGCTGGTGGCGCAGCACTCCTCGGTGGCGGACTCATCACCGCTCTGCCACGCATCCGGGAAACCCGCGACGCACTACGCGACCTCGCACCGGAAGGCTCCCGAGCCGACCGATCACTACGCAAAGTCTCCGGAGGGATGAAAGACCTCGCCAAGGGTGGAGCCGTAGCCGGCACGATCCTCGGAGTCGGTGTCGCACTAGGCAAGATCGCCGAAATGAACTACACCGGCAACATCATCGAAGGTACCGGCCACATAGCCGTCGCACTCCAAGACATCATCAACAAGGGACCACAAGCAGCAGGCGCCCTCGATGCAGCATTCAGCGGCAAAGACGGAGGCGAACTAACCACATCTATCGGCAGCATGGACGATGCAATCCAGCAACTATTCGCCGACGACCCCGGAACCAAATTCGACAACTGGGGACAATCCGTCGTCAACTCCCTCACCGGAATCAAAGGCTCCAAGCAAATCGCCGAAGAAGCCTTCGGAGGAATCGACACGGAACTAGCAAACCTGCTCAGCTCCGGCAACGCAGACGGCGCCGCACAAGCCTTCTCCGAAATACAGCAGAAACTCAAAGATTCCGGAGTCTCCGCAGAAGAAGCCGCCTATCTGTTCCCCGCCTACTCCGACGCACTCAGCCGAGTCGAAGCAGAATCATCAGGCGCAGCCGAAGGAACCGGCGCAGTCGAAGAAGCCCTCGACGACGTAGCAGTAGCCGCAGACGGCGCAGTCAAGGACATGGAAGCATTCCTCGACATCCTCTTCCAAGCAGGCGTCATCACCCGCGACGAACGAGCAGCCCTCCGCGAATACGAATCAACAATCGACGACATCACCGACTCAATCAAAACCAACGGAACATCACTCGACGAAACCACCGCCAAAGGCCGCGCCAACCAAGCAGCCTACGACGCACTCGCAGCCAGCGGAGAAGCCTACGTCCGCGCGCTCGCCGATGGTGGCGCCAGTGAGGCTGAGTTGCAGTCCGCGATGACTTCGACGTATGACGCGTTGATCGTCGCTGCTGGCCAGTTTGGGATTACCGGTGATGCCGCGGACAAGATGGCTCGTGAGGTCATGGGCATTCCGGAGGACGTGAAGGTCGAGACGTGGATGTCGGATGAGGCGCGGAAGGAAGCGGAGAAGACCAAGGCCGCTGCAGATGCGCTCGATGGAACGACGGCTCACGTGTGGATTACTACTCATGAGAAGTCGATCTATTCGGAGTCTCATGTTTCGAACGGTCGTGGTGGCAATGGTGGCCAGACGAAGGCTACCGGCGGTGCGATCTACGGCCCTGGTACGGGTACGAGTGACGATGTGCCGATCATGGCGTCCAACGGTGAGCACATGCTCACAGCACGCGACGTTGAGCTGATGGGTGGCCAGCAATCGGTCTATCGCTTCCGGTCTCAGCTTCATTCATCGCCTGTCCGTGGTTATGCCAACGGTGGTGCGATCGGCACGCCTAGTGCGCAGGTAATGATGATGGCTCAGACCAGTTCTGGTCCTGCTGCCGGGGCACGTCCGATAGAGATCAACGCTCCGGTTCATGGGGCGACGGATGCGTCACGCGTGGCCCGCGAAGTGGTGGACGAGATCAAGTTCTGGCTCAGTTCTGAACTTCGAGGATAGGAAGGCCAGATGGAAGGGCTAATCAAGCTTGGCACTCAGATACTCAACGGGTTGACGCATGCTCACGACTGGAAGACATTCACCCTCGATGGGTGGTGGGATACGCCTGAGATGAAAGACAACCGGGAGGACGTGCCCCACGGACACGGCGGGTATGCTCTCCCGGAGTTCTACGGCGAACGGCAAGTCACTATCAGTGGCCGGGTGATTTCGAAGTCCCACGAGCACCAGCATGAGGCGATCAATGCGCTGCGTGGAGTGATCCTTCCTGGTGAAGTGAAAACGATGCAGGTATTGGGGCATGGCCCTGATCAGTGGGCGAAGGTCATGCTTGATCGGAAGATTCGGGCCGTTCCAGAAACCGACACGTACACATCGTTTCAGATTAGTTTGCGTTCTCCTGATCCGCGGATCTTCGGTGCTAGCAGGGTTGTTCCGGCTGGTGCTGGTGTGGCCACGATGGTGGAGAACCGCGGGTCTGCTCCGGCGTGGCCGAAGATCGTCGTGCCAGGGCCCATTGAATTAGGTGGCTACACGATTACCGGCCCGAACGGTGAGAAGTACACAGTCACCGCGTCACCGGGCGGCAACGTGCACTTTGTGGATATGTGGGATGGCCTGCTGCGTGTCAGCGGGTCCATGGCCTCCGGCGCGGGTCTTGTTGGTGACGCGCAGACATTCACGATTCCTCCTGGTGGGAAGGTGCCGGTCACCTTGTCTAAGGGTGGTCGGATCGAACTGTATGACACCTATATGTAAGGAGTACTCGTGGCTTGGCGTGTGTGGAGTGTTGATACCCGGACGGGGTTGAAGCAGTCAGTGATCCCGGTAAGCGGGTTTACGTGGACTTGTGCTCTCAACGGCGGATCGGGTGGCACTGCGTCGGCGGTGCTGAATGCAGAAACGTCGAAGGGGTTGGACTGGTGGGGGCTGCTTAACGTGGTGCGCCGGACGCTGGTCATTGAGTGGGAGAAGGCGCCGGTGTATGCGGGGGTGATCTGGTCGTGGGATTACGACTACGACACGAAACGCCTCACGGTGAATCATGCGGACCTGTGGTCGCTGCTAGCGAAGCGGATGCTGTTCACTACATACACAGACCTGATGAAGAAGAAACTCACTGTCGCTTCGGCGTCCTTGTGGGACATGGTGCGCGGGGTCATCGAAGCTGGCACAGCTGGCGCGTACTCCTTGCCGATCTTCATGCAGGGAACTACGGGCGGTACCCGTTCACGCACCTGGTACGGGTACGAGCTGCCGATGGTAGCCGACGAGCTCGAAACACTCATGAACACCGAGGGCGGCCCGGATATTGCGATGGTGCCCCGCTGGTCTGAGAATGAGAGATCTTTGGAGTGGCTGATCTATGACGGCATTGAGGTTGGCGGGCTGATCCCGGTGAACCTCTCTGCAAATCAGAAGATGCTCCACGGGGTAAAAATCAAGCGTGACGCGAACGAAGTCGCCACGGTAGTCATCGGCACGGGTGAGGGTTCGGAGCAGGATCTTGATTATCAGGTGGCGTCGATTGGTGGGTCACCGTACCCGCACCTGGTCAAGGCGATGTCTTTTCCGAAGGAGAAGGACGGGAACATGTTGTACGACCGGACATGGGCAGAAACTGATGTTGCGTCAGGTCCGGTAGAGCAGTGGTCAGCGAACATGAATGCGTCGGACGCTTTCAAAGTGACGATGGTGAAACTGGGCCGCCCGTTCCGCATGTACTCGCATGGTGATCCGCTGATTGCCGATGGCCAGCATGATTTCAGGGTCGTTCAGTTCTCCGGGGATTTGTCGGAGACCGTGAAGCTCGAACTCCAAGAACTGTAGGAGGCAGCGTGGCGAAGCTGAGAAATCTTGCTCGGAGTAATTTGAAAGATATTCCGAAGAAGATTCGTGAGCAGCAGTACGCAACACCTCTGAACGGGTCGGCTATCGGCCGTAAGGGCCTACGTGTCTACGACGGCGGCTGGATCCGCATTGAAAACGGTGGTTTGCAGGTCACCGGCACCGCGATTATTTCGGGTGTGCTTGATGTTACCGGCACAACGAACTTATCCGGTGAGACGAACATTTCCGGGCCATTGGACGTTACCGGTGCGACCACCATTTCGGGAAGCTTAGACGTTACCGGGCCAACGAACCTGGACGGGTTGCTGACGATCAACGGTGACACGACGATCACCGGGCTGCTTGATGTTACCGGCGATACGACAATCACCGGACTACTCGACATCGAGGGTGACACCACGATCTCCGGAACGCTCGATATAACGGGTAACACAACTGTTGCTTCGGACTTTGAAATCATTTCAGGTGGCTTATTCAAGTCCGGTGTTACGACGATCGAACCTACTGGTAAGGCTACGTTCGGCAGCTTTGTAATTGACCCATCCTCGAACAAGCTGATTGAGGCTCCGGGTGGTTGGCTCTTCACGAATGGTCCGGGAAGCATCGGGTTGGCGGATTCTGGCAGTTCATCAGTCAGCCTGAACAGTTCAGCCGCAATCCTCGACTATAAGGCGATCTCAACTGTGGTAGCTGGAGTTTCAGGGATTTCGCTCAACGCTGCTACAACCAGTGTTTCTGGCAACTTGAATCTGACTGGTTGGTTGTCCGTTGCGAGTAGCATCGTCAATTTTCAGAACCTCAGCACTACGTCGAACGCGCCAAACCTTTACCGCGATCCATCGTCGGGACGACTTTACGCGTCGACGTGGACACCCTAGCTAGCGGATTCGAGCCTTTCACAATAAGCATCTGGAGCGATTGCATCAAGGTTCTTATTCAGATCCTGTGTCGCCGACACATCGAACGGTTCTCCTGCTTCGCAGAATTCATGAAGTGCGTCAATTACCTGGTCGGGATTCGGAGTTTCTGCGCCGTGAACTTGGGCTCGCAGCTCAGCGAAGTCAGCAAACTGGTTTTCAACGAATTCAACTTTCTCGGCTGGAACTTCATGGGCTTCGACTCCTGGTGGCAGATCAGTTGGGGTCGGCCCGCTAACTGGCTCCGGGCTGGCGGTCACAGTAGCTGTGGCTGTCGGCTCCCCGCTCGGTTCCCCGGCTGAACAACCCACGAGAGCGACAGCGGATACAGCAAGTAAGGCAATAAGTTTTGGGCGCATACCACACACATTAATCTAAGGAGCCGACAAATGGCAGTAGATGACAAGCGAAAAATCGTAGAACTGGAAGCGCAGGTTGCAGCGTATCGGACGCAGGACATAGCCAAGGGTGTTGTGATCGGAAATCTTCGTCGGTGGCTCTCAGACAGTCAGTTCCAATTGGCTGAGGCATTAGCGAACTCGCATCTGAAAGACCAGCTATTCCAAGAACTACAGAACACTGAGGGCTCCACCGAATAGGTGGGGTCCTCAACTATTTAGGGGGGCGCACATGGCGACAGCCACCATCACTGGCAGCTTGCGGACTTTCGGCGGGGCCAACTTCAACTACCTGGACCCGTTAATCATCTTCCGGCCGTCCAGTGCACATCTTGGCCCGTCGAGTATCTTCTCCGGACCCGATGTTCGGGTCACGCCAGAATCTGATTCGTCGTTCATCGCCACGCTTGAACGCACAGACACGATGCTCACCGCTGGTGCGCATTACAAAGTCATTATCGAGTGGCGCAACCCCGGCATCACCGGAAGCACAGGACCCGGAGTGGCACAGCACGACACCGGCTGGCAGATAGAAGTCCTAGCTGGTGGCGGGCCTATCGGTGACAACGCCCGACCTCCGCGTCCGAACTTCCAGATGGTCATCGTTTCACCAACCCCACCGTCGATCTTCTTCGGTGCCGGAGCTCAGTGGCTGCAAGCTGACCCCAACGACATGAATAACCCTTTGAATCCAGCGAACACCGGGATTTATCACCAGCTCCGATGGGAGGACTAAGCAATGCCATTGAAATGGGTAGAACTCGCAGTACTCAAAGGCCCGAAGGGCGATGCCGGTACTTGGTACCAGCGCACCGTTGGAACCTCAGACACCATGGACACGCTCACGAACGGGTCCTACTCAGTGAGTAGCGGAGCTATCGCTCTGGGTCTCGGATTGCCAGCGGTTCTAGGTTCACTAGAAATACTCACCTGGGGAGTGAATGCAGGAACAGCGACCTATCTGACGCGGTCGGTAACACCGGAACTTTGGACGAACTCCAAGCTGTCCAGCGGTTGGGCAGGGTGGCGCAGACTTGCGGATCTGTGGTTCACCGAAGACACACTCACAGTCTCGGACAACCTTTCCCAGCTTCCATCCGGCATACGGACGATCTGGTCAGGTAGCGTCGCCCTAGCTCTCGGCCTTCCTACATCTAGCATGTACACGATTACCACCGAACGTTGGGGTAACGGCACATCGGGTATCCAAACTGCTAAATCTCGTGGCACCACCACGGTCCAGGTGCTACGCAGGCAACTACTCTCAGGCGGATGGACTGCTTGGAAGAATATTAGCCCCTGGTTCGACACCACCGCGTTAACATCTTCTGAGCATCTTGACACGCTTACTAGCGGTATTCGTACCTGCTGGTCAGGGACGACCGCAACCGCAATTGGCTCCCCTGTTGCGGTGATGTTTGATGTTGAGACTGTCCTGTGGGGCACGGGGGCAGGGCGACAGCGTCTCATTACACGCGACTTTGACGACCCACGAGAGTACATCCGCCACTTGTTCTCAGCAGGGTGGGGCCCGTTCAAGCGTGTCGATGCGGGCGCGTCGAGTGGTGGCATCGGCGGTGGAGGGCTTGTTCCTGCATCACCGACCAGCATGAAGCGTTCCGCCATGTCCTTGACGGTTGGATACGGTGGAGCGATTACGACGGGGCAAGGTTACGCCCGAACGCTTGCCCATATCCCAGCAGGATCGGTAAGGGCTCGTGTGGTCATCAAGAATTGGAGTCCACGCTCCAACGGGCCTGATTCGCCAGCCGTAGCACTATCAAAAATCAGTATTGGTGCACGTACCGGAACTACCGGGCAGTCGGCAGCCTGGACAGAACTGGCAGCTTCGGGCACCACCGGAGAAAACGGGTTTACCTCTAATTGGGTCAACCTGTCGCCTGCAATGATCGGCAATGACTGCCTGATATCTTACGGCTGGCAGTCATCCGGCGATGTGCAAATGTGCTTGGGCTACGGGTACACCGGACCCATAGCTGCAGATGCAACAACCGGCACAGCGGTCGCCGTGAATCGCATCCCCATGTACGCGTACATTGAACTCGAAACCCTGCCTACCGTGCCTACGCTGGCTAGCTTCACCGACAGTATCGGTGTTGGTGTTAGCGCGACATATGAGCTTTATGATTCATGGCTGGATCAGTACTGCCGGCCACGCGGCATCGTTCCGATGCACTGGGGTAGCTCTGGCGAGTCCGGGATGTCTTGGGAAAGCCCGGATTCGAAAAAGTGGACGCTATACGGCACGGAAATCAACCAGGTAGATGGCGTGATCTACGGGATGGGATCGAACCAGCTGTCCCAAGCGGTGACTCCCACTTTGCAGGAGATGATTGATACAGCTACTAAGTGTGTGGAGAACTTGCGGAAGCATGTTTCGCCAAACGTTTACGGTGCAACGATCATTCCTCGAACGAACGTCACTGGTGATTTTGAGACTCGTCGCCGGGAATTCAATGCGTGGATGAAAGCAAGTCCACTGTTCACAGACGTTTTCGACATGTCCGCCGCAGTGTCTAACGATGATGAAACGCTTCGCCCAGAGTTCGATGCTGACGGTATCCACCTGAACACGGCCGGTTATGCGGCGATGGCTGCAACGATCACCAGGCTAGTCGTAACCCGTGGGATCACTGTTGTTGAAACCGCTGGCCGGGTGTTCAAGGTTTGGGACTACTTGAATCAGCGCGAGCAACTGGTCTATGGCGATACTGGCCTTAGGCAGGTGACGCTTAGTGTGGCTGGAACTGGGTTACTGCGACGTGAAGGACGCGATGTCACGCTGTATCTCCGTGATGTTGTTACGCCCACCGGGTCGGAAACGATTTACACCCTGCCCGCAGGCTTCACGCCGGACTATTCGCCGCAGCATGGATTCATCGGACGGACTGGTAGTCGTGCACTGGCGGCGTTCTCCGTCAGTGGCGCATCAGTAACGCAGAACGGCACTCAAACGACCGCCATGTACGTGCAGATCAAGTTCACGACTAACGACCCGTGGCCTACTAGCCTGCCGGGCTCAGCAGTCGGTGTAATCCCACACCAGTAAGGAGTTGTTATGGACCTGAAAACGCTGACCAGCGAAGAGCTATCGGATCATCTGAACGAGGTACTAGCGGAGCAGGAGAGACGCAAAGCGCTAGCTGAGATCCCGGCGCAAATTGAAGAACTCACCGCGAAGTATGTTGCCGGTGGCGGGAATGCAGAAGACCTGCAACCAGAGCCAGTAGTCACCGAATAACGAGGCGCTCACAGGGGGCGCATTTTTTATGCCACCTGTGAGCGCTTCATGCTGGCGTGATTGCGGCGCTGGCCTATTTTTCTGTGGTGCCGTCAGATACATCTGAATTTTCTACGGTGCTTCCTGGCGAATCAAAGACTCCAATACCGACTCCATTGGACCAACCGCGGACAACCGAATTAGTCACGTGGTTGTCACTGCCGCCGATTATTCCTATGCCTACGCCTTTGGGGAAGATCTTGGCAACGCCCACTTCAAATCCGCTGGCGTCCGGCGGTTCAATTTCGTTGGTCAACGGATTACCCTTTCGAAAAAACCGTGTCCATATCGGAACAAGTAAACAGTTATAAGTTACGAAGAGACCCACTGCTGTAGCCAAGAAAAAATACCATGGCCAATCCACGAGCGAAGCTACAGCGAGCCCGATGAGCGCGCTGATCGTTGCTTCAACAGCTGTCTTGATCCCTGTCTTCATGGATCAAATCCTATCGCTCTTACAGGAGGACTCATGCCTGAATGGCTTACCGAAGCCGTCATCATCCAGGGAATCATAACCGTGGGGGCGATCCTCGGTGCAGGCATCCCAGCCTATTTCATATTCAAATCGAAGCTTGCCGAGATCGGCAAGGATGCCAAAGAAGCTCGCGTGCAGGTGAAGAACTCGCACTCAACGAACCTGCGTGAAGAGCAAGACGAACGACACATAGCGACCATGGACCTGCTCAAAGAACTCGGCCGGGACGTGCGGGGACTTCGTGAAGAAAACTACGAAACCCGCAAGGACATTGGCATGCTTCATGCGGAGGACCGGGCAGGCCGGCGCGAGACACAGAAGTTACGCCAGGAATTCTCCGAGCATACGAAGCAGACCGAGAACTGGACTCCGATGCTGACGGATCTACACAAGCAGTACTCCACGAAACCACCCACCGAATAACCCAAACCCAATCCCAAGCCCTGAACCAACCCGGTCAGGGCTTTTCTTATGCCCGAAACCGAAAGGAACGCATCATGTCTGACCGTAACCCGATGGAAGCCATCGACCAGGACAACTACGAAGACCCGAACCCCGAGGAAGTCACCGACCCTAAACACCCGGACTACTGCGAACCCGCAGCAGGAATCAAGCCGATTGGAGAGAAGTAACCATGGCCATTCACAACGGATACGTAGGCGCGAAAACTTGCACCACTGACCCACGCTCCGGTGCGAAGGGTGCCATGGCGTGGTTCCTCGCAGCCTACAAGAATATGGGTGCTCAGAACTCCGGTATCTTCAATTGCCGTCCAGTCCGCGGTTCCACCCGCACTAACTCTTTGCATGGCGAGTGGCGCGCTGTGGACTTCGGACTCAAGTGGGCTTCGGACATTCCGAAGTACCAGGAGTTCGCCGAACAGCTCCGCCTGAACTCGAAAGAGCTCGGCATCCAGTGCATCATCTTCAACCGGAAGATCTTTTCCGGTGGGTACAAGAACAAGGGCTGGTATACCTACACCGGCGTGAACCCACACACCGACCACCTCCACGTGGAACTCACCTGGGCTGCCGCCGGTCGCAGCATAGAGGACACCGTGGCGCTGTGGGAAAAGGAGCTGCGTGGCAAGATCACTGGCAAGCCGGTACCAGTGAAGTCGCGTCCGAAGGTCGCCGACCAGTCGCCGGACAACGTTCCGGACGGTTCGACGAACTTCCCGGACAACTACGCCAACCTGAAGGTCAACGGGAACTTCCTGTCATGGGAGATCGGCGCGTTGCAGATCCTTCTCGAGAACGTCGTGGACGGGAAGAACGGACGCTGGGACGGCAAATTCGAGAAGCTGACCATCACGGACACGATGACGCTCATGCAGCGCAACGGGTACTACCTCAAGACCCCGTTCGCCGCCAAGGGCGTTGCCAAGGGTGTGCCACTCAAGAAGGACGGCAAGGCCGTCTACTGGTTCTGGGTCGAATTCCAGCGCATGCTGGCCGACGATCTGGGCCACCGCGGCAAGGTCTACTACGACACCCGCAAGTGGCTCCTTGACGGCAAGCCCGAAAAGGAAACCGGCAAGGCCATCCAACGATGGCTGAACGACAACAACTAG